CTACTTCTATTTCAACCCAATCTGACTCGCATCCTTGTTTGTCTTTACAAAATTTGTCAAATATACTAGAAGCTTTACAGTTAGCTATCTCAAATTCTGCTAATGTTATCCAGTTATTCATTTTAGAATCCCCCGTTAACTGGTTGCATCGCTAAGATTAAAACCATAAAGATATAAAGCATTACAGCGCCAAATGCGCACGCTGTTAGTTGTGCTATAAAATATAATATTTGTTTAAGCTTTTGGTATTTCTTTTGTTTATCGCGTAGTTTTCTAAGTGCTGAGTTCATTCTAAATGCTCCTTTTGCCGTTGTAGTTCTTGATATGCTCTTTCAAAATAAGGTCGCCATCTTCATTATTATTTTTAGTGAAAATAAAAACGTGGCAATGCCTGTTGCAGTATCTTTTAAGATGAGCATGTACAGCTTTTACATCCTTTTGACTTTGATTCCAGTATGTTTTGCCGTTTTTGACATCTACAGTTAAAGCATGGTATTCACTTACTTCACTCATTGTTATAACCTCAATTAATTACTCAAAGAATACATCCTGACATAGTTACACATGAATGTCAAAAGAAAAAAACAGGCCACAAGAAAAAGAAAGCTAAACAATAAAATACTTTTTAAAAATACTTTGTTAAGTAATACATAATAGATACTTTATCTGTTAGCTAGTGACAAGTTGCAACGCTTACGGCTGGCTGGCGTGCCTTTTTTTGTGACATACCACCCCTACCCCTTGATTTTTTGGGGCGCTGGGAGGCATACGGGGATTTCTGGCGACAGGACTATATACGTATACCCCTCAGATTTTTTTAGCAAAACTTTTAGGCTAACTCTGGGACTCCAGTACATCGTCAAGGTAGGCACTAAGCATCTCTAGTTTCATTGCTTCGATAATCATAATGGCTTCACTGTTAGATACGTTAGTCATCAGCTTAATATCATCTTCAGTTTTACCTATAAGCACTAACGACTCGGCATCTTTCAGTAGACTAACAAACTCCCCTTCTAGTTTAGTCACAAGTTTAGTTACGTTAGTCATGTATAGTTACTCTTTAGGTTATCTTTAGGTTATCTTTAGGTTTCATCTATAGTTATTAATTATTATTTATCTTATATTATTAGTTAATAAATCTAATTACATTAGTAATCTTAAGTTTTATCTATAGTATCTTTTCCCTAGCTCCCTTATATGGTGGGTATTAAATAATTATAATAAATCAATTACTTAAGATTAATCCAATTATCTCTCTTTTGGGGTCTTCCTATAGAAGATTCCATAAACTTATCTAACTCTATTCTTAGCATATCTTCCTTATGGTCATCCATAGCCTTCTGTATATCTCTATCGAGTGTTTCTACCCAATAGCCTACAGCCATAGATAAAGCATCCAGTCTATCATCATGTATCAGAGAGCCTTTATCCCTGGTTAATCTAGTAAGTTGATAGAAAAGTTTATACTTTAGTTCTACTTCAGACTGGTAATCTTGTAATATGACCTTATCATCTACAACTAGTCTATGTTGATTTAGTATAGGCTCTAGTGTATCTATCATTCTCTTCTCTTTAGAGATATTATGCCTTACTTCTTCTATAGAGACAGGGTGAACCCTAGTTAACACAGGTTTTAGCAGTTGGGTAAACATGCCGTCACCAAAGTTACTCTCTACTACAACCTTATTAACCTTCTGTTCTTTAGCCACCCTACAGAGAACCTCAAGGCTATCTTCTGAGTAACCATTTTTAAGGCCACCTGCTGCTGTTAGGTACAGTTGTCCCTTAATCATCTTAACTACAGCGTATGCAGTCTCATCCTTACCTCTACCAGCAGGGTCAATAGACATCACTGAACCATCCCACTTAGCTGTATCCGTGGCGGTATTCATAGGTGCAGCCCAATAGTCTGCCTTTAAGCCTAAATTAGGTAACTGCTTGACAGAGTCTATTTGTTCCTTACCAGAGGCCCACTGAACGCTTACAGGGGCTTCTGACCAGCTACTAGGACCAGACATAACAATAAAATCATTGAGCTTTAGAGGGTACTTGTCTGCATCTGATAGAGATACATCCAGCATAAACTGTAAAGCAAACCCTGATTTACCATAAGATGCTTCTCGCTCTAATAGGTCATCGCTATCAAACCTATCAGGGTCTGTAGGTTGATTCTCTTTATCTGCTTCATCTGCAATAACAGCAGCTAACTTGTACCCCATAGCTGTTTTAAGCCTATCATCAGGGTATCTGGCAGGCCATATACGTGTCTTATAGCCTCTTTCGTCTAATAAATTATAGATAGACATCTCTGTCTGAGGTGTTCCTAGAAAGATAATTCTACCGCCTGGCTTAAGTACGGCTTCAAACTCCTTAATAGTCTCTGCAAGCTTGTCTCGCATCATCTGAGTCATGGAGTTATTAGCTGATTCTACGTCATCAGCAATGATTATCCCTGCACGAGAGCCTGTAAGTTGTCCTGTAATACCCAAAGATTTTACAGAAGGGGCGTGCGAGGCTTTTGCAGGGGCTACATCAAAGCTAATCTTAGACATTCTCTGCCCATCTTTAGGCTTTAAATGTGCCAGAATAGGCATTTCATGTATAAGACGCAGTGTAAAAGTAGAAAAATCATCTGCCCTCGTCTTTGATGCTGACACCACCAGTATGTTTTCTTGGGGGTTTAGTAACAGCTGGTGGCAGACAAAGGCAGATGTTATCCATGATTTACCTACACCACGAAACGCTTCAATTACTATCCTGCGTTCTCTTGTATCTTGTAGGTAATCGCTAATATCATATTGAATAGGCGTAGGGTTAGGTAATGTTAAATGTTTCCAAGCTAAATACAAGAAGTTTTTAAAGTCTTTTAACTGTTCATTAATTACCACGCCTTACAACTCCAATACTTAGCTTTTGTTTTTGGTCCTGGATTATCGCAGTTGTGTCTGGCTCTGAAGCTTTTTCGTCTAGCTTTATTATTTTTCTTAATGGTCATCTTAGGGTCACCAAACATTACTTTCTTAATCTTTGCGCCATCTTTAACATAAACTTTAGACTTCTTTCTACCGTATCCTGGCTCTCCTTTAGAAACCCTTGAGGGTTTGTTAAGGGTAACCTTTTTACCGCGATAGGTAGCCATTCTATTTCCTTTTTTGTTTTTTCTTCATTACTTTCTTTGCTTTCTTTTTAGCAGGTCTTCCTACTTTTGAACCATAAGTTCCTTTTCCATACGGCATTATTTGCTCCTCTTCTTTTTCTTTTTAACTGCAAAACCACCTTTCTTAGCTTTCATCTTCGCATAAGTCTTAGGGTCAATCGTACTGTTTTTCTTTGAACGACTAATACCTTTCTTTTTACGGATGTGCATATTGCGATATAAAGACATTTAAGTTCCTCTATTAATAGCTCTGAGAGCCTCTGTAAGCTCTTCTAAGAGCCGTTCTATAGTGTAGCAAGCCTTGCCTATTGCATAAGTGTATCTTCTTCCTGAAACGGTAAATCCTGAAGTAACTTAGCAAGGGCATTTTCATCAGTAGGTATAGCTGTGATGTCGTTATCTTTTAAAAATTGCCTAGCAACATTAAGGTCTGCTGATTTAACTTCAGGGTCTTTTACCTTTTCTAATAGAATAGTAGCAAGTACATCGTGTAATTTTATTAGTTTTTCATCTTGTTTCATATTTTATTTCTCTCTTTGAACACCTTTAGCTTTTTCTACTGTTCTCATTGCACCTAATCCTAACATACCCATAAGCACAGGCAACATTTCTGATAGTTCTAATATAGGTACAGTAAGCGTAGAGCCAGCTAAAGCAAGGCCAAAGTTAGCCATTGGTATTATCATAAAGTTACTGGTCATACCTAAGACACATACCCAGCCTACAGCAGGCCTCCACCCAGCAACAAATAAACTTTTGTGAGCAGCTTCTTGCTTGTTTACATCAATCTGAGCCTTAGCAAGTTCCTGGGCGTGTCGTTCAGCCATAGTAGATAGTTCGTAAGCTAAAGCACTCTTCTTATCTTTGTCTTCTATAAATTTATCTAGTAACCCTGTAACTGGGCCAATTAAATTTTCTAACATAAATCCTCACTTAAGTGGGTTACTAAGGTAATCCATACCTTGCCACAAGTCTTCTATTTCTCTGGTTAATTTATTCATTTCTTCATCTACATCATTTAAGTCTTTTGCAATTAGTTCTGCTTGTTTTACAGTAGACTTCATAGATTCTATTTCTTTTTCTAACTCAGTAACTTTAGTTTGTATTTCTAACAATCCTGTTTGCTGTTCTTTAATAACTAAGAGATTAGTGCCTAGCTCTGCTAGTTTACCTTGTAATTTACTTACATCATTTACTTCTAGCTCTTGCTCTATAAGTAATATTTTTTCTTCTAAAGGAATTATATTTGGAATTTGTATATCTTCTACAGCTTCTAATCTTGAGTAAAGGCTAGAGGCCGTCCAAACTCCACCACCTATAGTGCTTCCTATGCCTAGAACTATGGCTATCCAAACACCTTTGAATGAAGTATCGCCTATAGTTAATGTTGTATCTTCTAAGCTCATGCTTAATTACACTCCTGTCCGTACATAAAACATTGATAACCTAAGTATGTAGGTCCAGTTAGATATAGTTCTGACTCTTCACCTGCTGTTAATATGTCTGCTTCAGATACATAAAAATCTAAACCAAAGTTAGTTCCATTGACGTATACAGCAGTAGCGTTGTTAGTGCCTTCCCATTGCATACTTACTCGTTGCATACTTGCATTATATGAAAGAGCAGCATTGTTAGCATTAGAATTATTGTTTTCTGCTCCTGTCTGTAGAAAATCTACAGCTTCTTGATTTGCTGCAACACCTAGATATACTGAGGCATTGTTAGCGTGTATTTCTATGTCATCTACTGATTGATTATACGTTTCTACTTGTTCTTGTGAGATAGTTAATACTTCTTGATTTGTAGCAACAAACTCTTGTACCTCAGCTTTTTCGTCAGGCGTAGATGCCTCTGAAGCTATTTCAACAACTTCTACTACCTGTATCATCTCGACAACTACATCTGTAAAAGTATCCACAGCGTTGTTCATAAGCTCTAACTGTTCTGCTGCGTGTAGTTGTAAAACATCCTCTACGTTGCCATAAGGTTGAAAATTATTCATCGCTATCAAAGCAGTATTGTATGCTTCTAGTTGCTGGTTTGTTATGTGGGCTGAAGTTGACAACTGACCGTTAGATAAGTAACCTCCTTCATAGGAATATTCTAAAGCAGCTCCACTAAGCAATATACCTTTGTTAATTTGGTCAACTATATTGTTAGCGGAATTTATTAAAGAATCTAATTCATCTGATTGAGCTACGGAACTTAGCGCTAACAGAAGTAATATCATCTTCTTCATCTGTAATTTCTCCCCCTATATTAAGTATTGTGTTATACCATACAGCTGTCTTTGGGCCGTAGTCAGGTATATAAGTTTCTGGCTGTCTTTTCATAACTAAAAAGGCACGTTTACCCACGACTAGCTTACCATTAGATAAGATAGGACATGGAGTTCCTGATACAAACATTGATTTCCAAACCTCTAATGACTCACACATTCTAGCTACTGCCGCAACCTTCATGCCTAAATCACTTAATACTTTTGAATCTCTACGTCTATTACAATTTTCATCTGCTTTATATTTACCTTTAGACCAACCTATTACTCCAGTTTGTATGGAAGCACCTGTACCTTGTAAACAAGTCTCTATACCATTAGACATATAAGTTGGAGTTATTGCTGAACCAACAGGCATTTCACTAGACGAGCCTGCTCCGTTATATGTATTACTTACAGATTTATCTTCTGTACTATTGTTGGAGTTGTAGTTACTATCTGAACCGTTGTAAGTGTTCAAACTGCCGTCTTGTTGGTTATCTGCATAAGCAAAACTAGAGATAAATAATAAAAATACCCACGGCATTTATTACCTCTCTTCTAACATAAGAACACGGTCAACTGTCTCTCTAATATGACTAATGTTTTCGTCTATCCTTCCTAGAGAAACTGCTTGACCTTGCACGAGCGTTTCAAGGTTTTTTATACGAGCTTCGTGCTGATTAACTAAAGTTTGATTTGAATTAATGTTATTGTTTAGTTCTGCAAAAAACCAAACAAGGGCTATAGCTTGTACCATCAAAGCAAACACAAGAGTCAAAGGTACGCTTTTATTTAAGTGCCACGAATTACTAGACATTTTATGTTCCTATGGTTTTCATTACTGTTGTTGGTGTAACTTGTTCATTAATTACCGTTTCAATGTTTGATTTAATTCTTGTTACTTCATCTGCTGTTAACGCAGCTTCTACCCACCCTTGAACCTGAGAGGAGTTAACACTTGAAAAATCTGTAAAACTTGACAAATCAGAAGTGTCTAAATCCACTGTACCTGCCTCACCCCAATCAATAGGGTCGCCATTTTCATCATTATTGGAATCATCCACTCCCTTTAGCTCCCAATGAACTTTGCCGATAACATCTGATTTGCCATTTAATGTTGGATATGTTTCAACTCTTGATACATTCCAAGTAAAATTTATTGCCATGTTACTTACCTTTTTTGTTTAAGTTTTTACTAAGATTCAAGAGCAGTAATACGCGCCTCAAGTTCCTGTATGGTTTTGACGAGTAACGGTACTAATTTACCTTGGTCAATACCTTGATAGTTTGGCTGACCTTCTTTACCTAATTTATTTGCCTCATCTTCAGCAGTAAAAACTGCATCTTTATCTCCAGTTACAGCTTCGGGAACTACACTGGATACTTCATGTGCTAAGAACCCATCAACTACAGTGTCAGTTGAATCTGATATAAAATTAAACCTAGCTGGTTTTAATTGTTTGAGTCTTGTTGTAGCATCCCAATCGTAATTAACATTTTCTTTTAGCCTATAGTCTGAAGATGTGCTATAAGTTGTCGCTGTAGATGTTGCAAGAATGCTACCAACCGTAGCAGCGGTTGTGTCAGTTTTTCTAACAAATATCATCATACTCGTAGGTGCTGTACCATCTCGTGCAAGTATTGCCAGCCCTTCTGGGAAAAATACGCAACCTTGTTCCTCAGCACTAGAAAGAGCGTCTGTTCTTCCAATTAACAAGCCATCAGCCGATATTCTCATGCGTTCTGTTGCACCTGTTGTAATACCTATGGTGTTGGATGCTGGTCTATAAAACCCAGTATCATAATCAAATCCTACAGGCATACCTGGTACAGACGCACTTCCATTACCAGCCGTGCTATTAGCAAGTACTCGACCATCGTGTGCAATAGTACCATCCACAAATAAACTGGTGGTAGATGTTGAATCTGAAGTAGTGGCTATTAAAAGTTTTGAAGCGCTTGTTAAACGCATACCTTCACTACCACCAGAGCCAGACGTAAATGCTAAATTATCGCCTACTGCGCCTACAGTAACGGAGTAAGTATTACTTGTTGAGTCATCTCGTAGTCCTAGCTTACAAGTTGCATCTGAAGATGTAATAAGAGCAGGTTGATTAGATGCTCCACCGTCAACTTCAAATTCAACAGCAGGAGTATTTGTGCCGACTCCAACCCTATCATTTCCACCATCAACAACTAACATGTTAGCATTGCCGTTAGATTCAACTCTGAAATCTACGTCAGCACTACTGTCGTTGAAAACAACACCGCCTTCTAAATTAGCTTTACCTGAAACATCTTGCGTAACACCATCCGCGCCCGCAGGCCCAGTAGCGCCTGTTGGACCTGTAGCTCCAGTTGGCCCTGTAGCACCTGTAGGACCAGTTGCACCAGTCGCTCCATCAGCACCATCAGCACCTGCTGCACCTGTTGGACCAGCAGGCCCTGTAGCTCCAGTAGGTCCTGTCGGTCCAGCTGGACCTGTAGGTCCTGCAACCGTTGAATCAGCCCCTGTAGCTCCAGTAGGTCCTGTAGCTCCAGTAGCGCCCGTAGGTCCTGCTGGCCCTGTAGAACCTGTAGGTCCTGTTGCTCCTGTTGCACCAGTAGCACCTCTAGGTACTGTTAGTACACCTGTAGCTCCATTGTAAGTAACGTCAGTGCCTGGAGAACCTGTTGATACTGTAGCAGCAAGTAAGTTTGCAGCTGATTGAACATCAGATATATTAGTAGCTACTGTACCAATATCTGTAGCATCTGCGGCAACAGCTGTAACATCACTGGATATTCCAGCCACAGTCGTGACATTACTAGAGATACCTGCTACTGTACCAATATCTGTAGCATCCCCAGCAACAGCTGTAACATTACTAGAGATTCCAGCTACAGTTGTAACATCACTGGATATACCCGCTACTGTGGTAATATTAGGTAAATTAGTAGATATAAACTGCTTGTTAACAGCATCTGTGTTATCTACAGGGTCAGCAACTTTTATTATACGTTTGTTGAGTGCATCAAATCTATTAGATGAGTCAACTACCATTGATTCGTTAGCTATGTCTATAGCTTCCTGAGACATATTAAAACTTTGTATACTGTCAGTATCAAGGTCTGACTCTTTGAATACAGCCCCTGCTGTATAATCTACTAATCTTGTAGTTTGACTAGTGCTTCTTTGAAAAAGAATTGCAGTTGTATCTGCTGGTGGCGATGTAAATGTAATTTGTGTACCACCTGCCGCAACAGTATAGTCAGTAGTAATGGTTTTAGTTACTCCATCTACCTTAACTATTATATCTGCCTCGTCCCTGTAGGTAAAGCCGATAGTAAATGTAGTGGTGCTACCGTCACCAGTAAGTCTAGTTAGTGCATAAGACATGATTATCTAGTTCCTGTTATGTTTTGTGGTATGTTTTCTATTGAACGCTGTCCTGATGTATCTAAAAGTTTGTTTAGAAGAAGAGATTGATATTTTTTTTGTATAAAAGTCTCTTCAGAAAGCAGCTTTAAAAACGCATTTTTTCTAAACGAATTAATAGTTTTTCTCGCCTCTATTTCAGCAATTCCAGGGTTTGAAGCAGTACCCATAGGTAAGGATTTTAAATTATAAAGAACTTCAATAAGGCCTGACTCAAAGGTATAACGCATCCATCTGTCATAATATGATTCTTTTCCATCTTTAGTTACTTGTGTTCTAAGGTCTATATCGCCCATATACTTTTTATATTTATAAGGAGCAGTAAAATGTGTATCACCTACTTGTGCTAACTCGTATAAAAATTGTTCGACTTCTAGCTCTTTTTGCGGTTTACCTCTTTTTCTTTCTTCAACCGTTGCTGTATTAAAGTAATACATAACGGCAGGTGGATTTGCAAGCGTCACTGGTCTACCTAGTGCCGTGTAGCGTTTAGGAACAAGAGGGTCAGCAGGATTAATACGCTGTCTCCAAAACTGTTCTAAAGTAACAGGGTCGCTTAAAAAAGGATTATCTTGTAATTGATATTTATAATAGGTGTTAGGTAAAAATAATTGCACCTTTTTTCCTACAAATTTTATTAACTGGTCAGAGCCTTCTTCATCTTGTAAGTCAGCCCAAAAATCAGCTACAGCATCTACACCAGAAGCTAAGTTAGCATCTCTTATTGATTGAGCTATTGAGCCGATAGCTATAGACACACTAGCTTGTACTTTATCCATTGCAGTCTTATCTAAAGCTTCTCCTTGTTCTGCCCTGTATGCTAATGTTTCTGCACGCTCCAAAGCATTAACAATAATTTTTATTGGAGTAGAAAAAGGGTCAAAGTTACGGTAATTAAAAGTACTCCCATCACTAAATTTAATTGTGTAAGGTTCTTGCCCACCTGCGTTTACGCCTTGTCTAGTTTGTTTATAATCTTGTCCCATTGCACCTGTGACATTACCAGTAGCATACATAGATAGTATTGAGCCACCTATTGAATACGACAGTAAAGCCTCTCCATTCGCTCTAGCTTGTCGAATAGGACCATTAATGCCTCTCAAATCTTTTATAAAACTCGGGCTAATTAAATTAACACCTGGAGTTAATCTAATGCCTTCTTCAAAGACCCGCACAGGTGTACGGAAGAAAAGTTGACCCATAATACGCATAACGGGGTTTCTGTTTACAAAGCCCTCATAGCCCTTGGCTAATTCAGAAATAGTGCTTTTTCCTGAAAAGTCCCTTTTAAATAAAATGTCTTGCACATAGTCACGCCCGTCTTGGTCTGTGGCTTTTGTAAAAACATCTGTGTTGTTTAATAATTCCTGGTTTATAAAATCTTCTAGTTCTTTACCGCTTTTTCCTCTTGAGATGCCCTCTTGCATTAAAATTTCAATAGCGTTTTCTTCAGGGGCATAAGCTTTATCTAAAGATTTTTGAGTTTCATTTTTAACAAAAGCATCAAGTTTCTTACCTTTTAAACCTTTAGCTACACCGTCTTCCATAGCTTTACCAGTAGCGTTACCTACTGTGTAAGCTCTATAATGGATGCTTTCAAAAAACGCATCGGTAGCAAGCAAAGCTCTAGGGAAAAAACGTAACACTCCACCACCGAATTTTTTAGGAATGACAGTATAATCTTCTAAGAACCTAGCAGAGTCGCCTGTAAGTATAGACTTTTCGTAACGCCATGCAGCTTTAGCCATCTTAGCTGCGCTAGGAATCATAGATGTCATTGAGGAATATTCTGCTGCTATTTTTTTTCTTGATGTAGCTGATAAACCTTCTTGAACTAAATTGTTAAGTAAAGGTTTGTATAAAGTTTTAACAAGGGAGGGTACAAGGTTTACAATTATAGTAGCAGGTGAAAACACAAAACTAATCATAACTTCATTTAAAAGTTTTACAGGTTTATTAATTGCTCTATAAATAGAAGAGCCTTCTTCTTTTAAAGTCTGTTCTTTTAATTCATCTACTTTTATTTTCTTTTCATGTTTTAATTTTAAAAAGCTTTCAATGTCTCCACTTTTTCTTGCTTCTTCTATTTTGTTATCAAAATCAAGAGACAAATTACGAAACTCTTTTTTCATAAGTTTCTCTTCTATAATAGCTTCCCAATGGCGTTCAGCTTCTACGCGAGTCATCCCCTTAGCCTCAAGACCTGTTATGGTTTCTCCGCGTAGTTTTCCTGTGTTAAGGCTTGCTTGTCTTGAGCGTAAACGCCTCCCTGTAACTGTGGACATTGCTTTATCAACTTCATCTAAAGGTGCAATCACAGATTCTATAGTGTCAATCTGTTTACCAATATCGTCAGCTTCATCACCGTTTAGTTGTTTTTGTTTAAGTCTTAAGTTATAAACTTTAACTTTTAATGCAGAAACAGCTTGGGTAGTAGCTACTTCAAGATACTGCGCTTCACCATCAGTTTTTGCAATTTGCTCAAAATAAGTAGCAAGGTCTTCTGGGTTTCTTGTACGTACACCATCTACAGCACCAGCAGCTCTAATAAGTAATTTTTTTACTGGCTGTACAGATTGTACAAGGTCATCTAAATCTTGTGTTCCGTCAGGCCGTAAAGATGCAGTCTTACCTGTTGGGACTGTACGCTTAATAGCCTGTATTACACTATCAAAATCCCTTCTAATTAAATCTATAGGAGTTTCTTGTGCAGTTTGTTTTGGTCTTCCTTCATCAATGGTTGGTAATTTATCAGCAATTTCTTGCTCATTAACTTCTTTAGCTATTTCTTTAGTATTTTTATTTCTAATATTTGTTACTTTTTTATATGCTGCGGCAATACCAGTTCCTAAACCAAACCCTACAGTTGCTCCTATTGCTGCTGATTTAGCAACCCTACCTAAGTTTATTCCCTCTCCAGACACAGAGGTTTCTACCACTTGCCTGTTAATATCATCTACTGAGGTGTATACACCAGATTCTACTGACGCAATAACGCCTGCTCTTGTAGATGTTTTTAACAATTCTTTAAAACTTTCTTTTCCTACTTGTTTAGTAGCCTCCTTACCTGCTAGTCCAATTCCAAATGTAGTTAAACCAACATAAGTAGTAGGGTCTAATAAAATACCTTTGAAAAGGCGCTTAGTCCCATTCCAAGATAAGCCTAATTCGTCATAAGCTTCCATCATGTAAAGAAAAGCTTTTTTCTGTTCCTCAGTAGCACCAGAGATACGGTTAGCATCTAAAGTCATTTTACCAAGATTCCAGTTAAACCAACCCATTGTCTCGATACCATACTTAGCGTAATCTTCTGGTGATTCTAAACGCTCAGCATCTACACTTTTATTCATGTTGTAAATAACTTCTGATGCTTTTTGAAAATTAACATCATTTCTTAAATCTGAGTCATATAGTGTTTCATCAGAATCTTGGAAAACAGCATTAAAAGATGTATTTTGAGGTAGACCCCGTCTTCTTATTATCCCCTGTGCAATACTCCCTCTATTTTGAGAGCGCCTTCTTCTTATTATGCCATCACTAATAGTACCCATAACTTAATCTGTCCCATACTGTTGCATTAAGGAATCAACAAGTTTCTTAACAGCAATCTCACCTGCTGTATCTGCTGTGTCAGCGCCACCGTAGCTAAAGTTTTCAAGCCCTGCGATTTCTAGCGCGTCAAGAACTAAATCTATAATTGTATCTTCAGTTATTTTAGGACCTTTATTTTTTCTTGGCAGCCTAGCTCGCCTTTCATAGCGTCTTTTTACTAAACTATTTAAAGTAGAAAGCATATCATCGCCTAAATTTAAGGTAGCTGTTTCTTCATCAAATATTTTTTCTATTGCCTCTTCTTGTCGTTCTAGAATTCGCGCCCTATTTGCACCTTGCACACCGCTAACAAACCTTTGAGCATTTTGTTCTGCTGGTTTGGTAACTGCATATTTAGGGTCAACATCCGTTTCTTCTTCTTCAAGTGAACCTGTATCAGTATCACTATCGCTAGATATTAGCGTATAATTGTTGTTATCACCCTCACCGCCACCGTTGTATCTAAAAGTAGCTATGTTTCCATCTGCATCTGTTGATTCTACGGTGTCGCCTACTTGCAGTTGAATATCATCGATTAATTGTTCAATGGTTTGAACGTCATCCGCGGCCACAGCTAACTGTTTTATTTGTTCCATAGTTGATGTAGCTTCATTTAAAGCTTTTGTTCTGATGCCATCAGCACGGTCAAATTCCTGAAGTAAAGGCATATTGCCAGAGTCTTCTACAAATTCATCAAGATAAAATTTAAAAGAGCTTGCATAAGCCTCTGCAACTTCCTCTAGAGGATTTAGTATTCCTCGGGATTTTAATAAACTTTTCTCATCATTTGAAAGTGTGCCTTTAAATCGATTAATTGCATAATCTTTTAATGAGCCTTCATTGTAATTGGAATACCTTTCAAGCACTGTGCCAATACTATTTATTGCGTTTTCTGTATCTTCTTGATTAAGATATGGATTGGCTCTAAGCTCTAAAGCTATCTCATCAATAGTAGGTAATTGTCCATCTTTAAGGGTAAGGCCTGTATGTGGAAAAAAGCCTTCAAAATTGCCTGTATAAGCAGCCGTACTAAAACTGGTTTTGAACCGACTAAATTCTACTTGACTGTCACCTCCTGATACATACTTTTTGTCTAAAATATTTGGAATGTATGTTATTTGCCAACTATATTGTCTTTTTTCTAAAAGAGTAGCGTCTTCTGGTAGTGGTGTGTGTAAAATCTTTTCAAGTGTCTTACGTCCCTCTTCTGGATTTTGTATCATAAGATTACTCCATTCAGCCGACTTAGTTATCTGGTAATCTTGTAATGATAACTCCCTTTGTCTGTTTGCTTGCTCCTTTTGTTTTAAGCTTTTTTCACCTATAATGGGGACAGCTTCCACCAACTTTTTCATAGTCACGTCGGTCATTAAGGCTGGAATACTTTCTATTAAAAAAGTTGAATCAAATTGGGGATTTTCCTTTTGGAAGGAAATAGCAGCATCTACTAGCAGCTGTTCATCTTGTTCCTTTGTTAACGGAGAGGTTTTAAAGTTTTTTTGATACAAATCACTAAATGACTTTACAGCAGCCACCATCCCTTCATCCGTGTCTGCAGCATTACTAAGTATTCGGTAAACATTAGCTTCTGTGTTTTCTTTATGTAAATCTCTGGTTCTTGTATCACGGAACTCAGCGTGTCTCTTTCTTATCTCGGTGATAGCGTTCCTAGCCCCTGTAACAGCCCCTGCATTAACAAAGTCCATACCTGCAGTGGCTTCATTAATTGTAGAAATTTTGTCATCAAATATTTTTTCTAGGGCTACTACATCAACTTTAATGTCATCGTCTAGCGCATTAAGTTCTGCTAAAGTAGAATAATAATATTCGTTAAAGTATTTGTTCTGGACAATGTTTGCAACCGAGGACTCTGAAAGGTCAGCATAAATCTTTCCTAGCCTTACAGCGTCTATAAACTCTCCTTGTTCCCCTTGAAAACGTGCTGCATATCCTTCAGCTTTTTTTGCTTCAAGCTCTTGGCGCTCTACTTTTTTCCTGCTTTTTTCTTTAGCAACAGAACTACTTAAAGTTCCTAGTGCATCAGCAAGCTGTGTAGCAGGGGTAACTTGAGGTATTCTAGGTGCGCCTATGAATGTGTCTATAGGAGTAGCAGAGGGTGTGCTGGTTTGACCATAGCCCTGCAAGTTATCTGTAGGTTTTCTAGCCATTATACTTTTTCCTATTTGTATTTTTTTTGATTAAGCGTTTTTTTCTGATGATAGTGCTACTTTTGAAATGTTAATCCCAGTCGATAATGGTGTTGATGATTTTTCGGAATTATATTCTCTTTGTCTTTTCATAAGGTCGTCAATAGCACCACTTTCTATAAGCCCTGCGGTTGCGTTCATTGCTGTCGCCAATAAGTTAGGCTGAACAATAGGGGGTAAATTTGCCATCCTTGCCCGCATTGCACTAATAGACTTAGTTTGTTGGTCGTCAAGAGCTGCTAGTCTATTTTCAAAAGACCTTCTGGTTCTTTGTGCTACTTCACCAGACTGTCTTTCGATGTCTCTAGTGATTCTATCTACAGATATTCCCGATACACCTGCCTCACCAGCAGAAACATTAGCTTGAGCTTGGAGTTCCATAGCTCTTCTTTGCCTATCAAAATTAGTTTGAGCAAACGCATCAGCTTCTTCCTGTCTTCTGCGTAAAAGAATGCTGTTATTAACTTGCTGTGCTTCTTTTGCCGATTCTTTTGCTGCTTCGTTAGCAGCTTCTTGTAAATCAGCCTGGCCTTTTTGTGCAAGTAGTGATGACCCAAACTGAGCGCCTGCCATCCCAAAGCTTGCGTTATCTTTTAAACTTTGTTGTATATTCTCTCTTGCATCGGGTGAACACATCTTTATGATTCCTTAAATAATAAATAAAAATCTTCCCCGCCTTGGTCAAAAACCTTAGACTTATCTACTGTAAAACCTGCCCACTCTAGCCATCTAATGCTGGTTTTGTTATCCTTATGAACAAAATTGTAAACAGTTTTATAAGGTTTAGATAAATCATCTATAGTTGGTTTAGATAATTTGTATACATCTTTTTTGTGTTTATGTATAGAAGGGGAAGCTAACATCCATATAACACCTGTGTTAGGGTCATCTATAGAGTCACACACACCATACATTAACACCACTTCATTTGTTTTAAGGTCTATTCCTGAAAACACTTTTGTGTTAGGTAGACTAAAGCTTTTTAGTAAACTTTTTTTAGGAGTACTTCCAACAGCCTTTACTTCTAGTACATCAATAGCTCTTAAACGAGGTGCTAAATTAATAGCATCACGCTCAACAGCTTTAATTAATTTTAACATTATATCCTTTTGGACCTTATCATGTAGAAACCTTCCCATTCTGCATTTTGAATAGCGCAAGGTAAGTAACTGTCAGAAACTATTTTGATGGATACTCGGTCATTCCTAGATTGAATAGGAAATCTAAAAGTACCATCGTCTAGGATAACATCACCTATAGTAGAACCTGCTTGGTTTAATACTACACCTGTAAATTCGTAATTATAAGTAGTTCTGGCTTCTGGAGTAACATCAACCCTAAAATAACCAGTATTTTCATAGTTAATACGCATGGTCCTTAATTGCAACCTACCAGATAGTATAGATTGTGTGCTGCCTTTTTCTTTGACATGCTGAGTAGAAAACTCGTAAGTCATTATATAAGGCACTCCAATAAGAACTGCTTGTGAACTAAAGTCACCTGTTGCAGCTACTGTGGTAGTAGTGGGCCTAGTGCTAGTTATGTTTGCACCTTTGCGTGCAGTCCATGAACCTGATTTGACAACATTTACAGCGCCCGTATAAGCATAAGGCAGTGTCCATGTTGTTATGTTAGTTCCAGCATTGTAACTTCCTGTTAAAGATGTTTTACGGTCAGCTCTTACACAAAAATCTAAACCAGTATCATCTAAGTATTGCAAATCCATTTTTTCTAAAAACAATTCACTGTCACGTTTTAAAACTAAGTAGACTGTGTTTTCAACAATATCAACATCAAATATAAACGTATCGCTAGTAAATTCCCATGTAGACCAACTAGACTGGAGTTTTTTAGCACCGTCAGTAAACCATTTGTAAACATAAAGTTTATTTCTTGCATTAGAAGAAAGTGCTACTAAAATATCTTCGTTACTAGAAGTAGCTAATTTAATTAAGTTAGTAGGCACATATTTAGGAACATGCGCTGTTACTTCTAACGCATCCGACATAATTGTATCTGCTTCAATATAATATTCTCGTAAACTAGAGAAATCACCTTTTTTAGATGCAAAGTATAAAAAGTTACCTGCGCCTACAGGAGCAACATTAGAGTCATTTTCAAACTCAGTGCTAGGTATTATTGAAATTGTTTTTGGCGTTAAGTTACCAGAGTTTTCTATTTTGAATTGTGATTGATTAGAAAACAAAGTAAGCGATTCATTAAAGGGTATTGCATGATTTAAAAGAGAAGTTTTAGTATGCGTTGCTGTTACGTCAATAGGCCCATCATCCAATACGGTAGTTACTGTTTTAGGAAAGAATCTAAAATAATCTCCAGCACCACTAAAGATGACATTCTCTTCGCTTAAGAAACCTAAACGATTTTTATAGAAAAACAAATTACTTATGCTTTTTCCAATAAAAGACGGATTAGCAGCAGAAGTTAAATCCCCTACTTCTCTTTCTATCCACGTACTTGCACTTAATGTAAAAGCCGTGGGGCTTGAAGAAGCGTTTGGAACTAAAGTATGTGGCATTGTACTAGCATTTAATTGATAAGTTATGCCTGGCTTTGCTGTCTCTTCGTAAGCACTTTTAGCTACTGACTTAACGTAATAACTATCAAACGCATTATTAGAATCACCTATAACTTCAAAAATATCACCTACAGTAGGGTCTAAAGAAAACACTACAGCGGCATTATTTAAAGGAGCAACAGCAAATCTAATCGTTTTATTATCGTCCTCTAAAAAGTATCCACTATCTAAAGTCATTGTCAAACCGCTTTTCTTTACTGTTAAATCAGCGGAGTCGTGAAAACGAAAACTTACAGGAAATCTTGTAGTAGTACCGTCACCGACATGGTGTGTAGAAGTTTCTACAGGTAAATCTTCAAACCCTTGATATTTTTCGCTAGTTATTAAAGAGCCTGCTACTGTGGCAGCATTCATTGCTGTAGTCTTTGTTGTGTTAACAATAAAAGTAAAATCAGCAACAGTTAAAAACTTTAATTCTTTAGATGGTTCAGTGCAATATAAATAAGCATCATTAGTGCTATTACTTATTAAAGTACCGTTTATATCAAATACTGATAAATTTGACGCGCTTGCGCTTGCTGTGATAACTACAATATGTTTATTGTTTTCACCACGGTCTATTAAGTGAACGGCTGCTTCGGTAGTTCCTGCTCCAAAACTGCTAATTAATTTTGCAACGTGTTCTGTTGGGGGTCTTTTTATTAGCCCGTCAATCACTGACGATAACGCATTAGTTTGAGTTTCTCCCTGCGTGATTTGCCTTAACGATGAAGGCTGCTGACTAACCCCATTTAATAAGTTGGGGATACTGGCGCTTACAAGTGGCATAACTCATTACCTTATTGTTCTTCGAGATGAACCTCTGGAAATAATTTTAAAAGTGTCAAAGCTATCAGTAAGAATATTGCTATCTTCATTTATAGCTTCGCCTCTTTCAAATTCTATTAGTGCTTCTTGCTCGTCTAAAGCAGTAAAAGAAGCTAAAAGGTCTGAACCTACAAGACGAGCTTGAAAACGTCTTGCAGCTTTAACAGTAATATATCGTTTTACGTGCTGTGGTAATTCTTCAAAACTAAACAATAAAACCATATCTACAAATATTTTTTCTGTAAAAGATGTGTAACTTCTTTCTCCACGGTCATATAACTTGTTACCCCGCTGTGTAACATCAATATCCCTAGATAAATCTGTTGTGTCTATTCTAGCGCAGTTGGAAGGCACTAAAATTTCACCATCAACTGTAGGCACAAGTGGGTAATTTATTTCTGTGTTTGAGTGAAGACCTCTAGTCTGAATCTCTACAGAAGTCTCTCCAAGTATGGACTGAGCTAATGCAGCATCAACTAAAGAAGGGTCATCTAAACTAGATACAGGCGCTTCGCCAATGGCTGATAACATCACATTTACAGCTTCTAGTTCTGACGTAGGTGTAATTATAGCCACGAGAATTCCTTTTTAAATAAAAAAAAGCGGAAGCCCAATGAAGGACTCCCGCTATGAGGTTTAAGCTGTTTGGACTTGAACGGCAGCTTCAGGACGTAGGACACCGTGGCCCATTGCGTACTTAGCAACCATTAAAGTACCTTGTCTGCGTATGTCATATTCTGACTCAACAGCCAAGTCCATTAGCTTCACAGTACCTACAGCAGAGGTATGAGCAATAATAGCGGTAGTGTTAGAAGCGTTAACAACTTGTGCGCCACCTGCACCACCAGCATCAGTACCCGTACCAGTTATATTACTGGTTGGTAGATGTGGAGTTTTGATAAGGTTAATACCAGCAACTTGTGTTACTGAACCATCAGCAATAGAACCACTACCGCTAAAGTCTAAGTTTACTGCGTTTGTAGCATTAGCAAGTAAGTAATACTGCTCAGGCTTCAAGAAGCAGAAACGGCCTTCAGCAGGTACATAGGCATCATCTAAAGCTTCAGCAGCATCAAAGATAGAACCAATTAATGAATCGGCATTTGTATTTGAGTCTGCATCAGTAATAATTGTGCCAGCTGCGTAACTTGTATCACCTACGTTAGCAGATGCAGCAGCAGCTTGAACCATTGTTTGAAGTACGTGCTTATCCATTTGGAAAGCAAGCGCACGACCCATTTCAGTAGAATAAACACTACGAACATCGTAATGGTTTTTCGCTTCAGAAATGTTAGCAATGAAGTGGTTAGAGATAAGAAGGTCATTAATAGTAATAACTTTTTCTGCGTGATTTAGAGCAGTACCAGTAATCTCGTTACCAGGCGTGTGATAGCTTGCGCTAGAACGCCCCATAACAGGGAACTGTGCTGATTTACCGTTAGCAATAGTACGAATCATATGCTTGTCAGCGGTAACTGTAGCTTGCTCAAACGATGTAAGGACTTCACCACTAAACTGCTTAAGAAAAAGAGCGTCAGCAGTTCCTGTGTTGTTTACCTTACCAAGGTCGGATATAGTCGCATTCGACATTATGATATTCCTTTAGTTTGATTTAGTAAATTAAGTTTATTTTAATTCGCTAATCCTTACTTTATTGGTAGGGGTGTTCTCCTCCAGAGAGCCTTACTTTATTGGTAGGGGTGTTCTCCTCAGAGAGCCTTACTGTTTTTTTGGGGATAATAGAATTTTGTTAACAGCCTAGATAGGCTGGTTAAATGTTGCTTCTTGAGAGCTTCTTTTGGACAGCATCCCTAAAAGCAGGGTCTTTCTTATAATCAGGTGTTGCCATATCTTTGGTAACTTGCGCCCAACTATTATAAATATCTACAGAGGAAGAGGCTTTGCCACCTACAAGTGTAGGCTCTGCACCACCATTAGCTCTATAGCGACTTATTATTCCATCAATAGCTAGTCTTGCCTGAGATTGGTTACCAGAACTGATTGAATCATTAAAAGCATCAATCTCTGAGTTGGTTAAATTTTCAGAAGCCCATTGAGACATTTCTTTATAAGGCTCTTCACCGCCAGCAAACTCATATAGTTCATTGGTGTAAGCGTCAGCTTTGGCCTGTTGACCTTCTACATAAGCATCCACCATTTCTTTTGGTATACCTTTAGATTCTAATTCACTGTAAGTTTCTGCTGATAAGTTACCTTTTTCAGCAAACTCTTGTTGCATAGAATCAAAATCTAAGCCTGCCTTTTCTACAGTTTCTCTAGCATCAGAATTAGTTTCTTCTTCAGCTGTCTCTTCTTTAGTTGCAGATGCCTCTTGCCTTGACTGAGTAAATTGTTTTTCCAATTCACTATAGCCTTTAGCAAGGTCTTCAGGAGACTTAAACTTTTCTGGTAACCATTCAGGGCGATTTTCTGTAGCTTCTTCAGTTGGTGCTTCACTACCTGTGACATTTCCTTCTACCTGTACTTGTTCAACCATTGGTTATTTACCCCGCTGAATAATATTGCCTTTAGAGTTAATATACTTAACACCTAATTCAGCTGTTTGAACTCCAGGCCACGAAGGGTATTCAGTTGTAGATTTTTTCTTAACTGAAGTAACCTTTGGGTTATCTTTTTTCAAAGTCATATTGGGTTTTTTTGCCATTATTTATTGTACCTGTTGTGACTGATTAGCTTTTACAGCTTCTCTAATAGCTCCAGGGGCAGAGTCTTTAAGTGCTTCTTGCACCATCTGTTGCTGTTGAGCTTCTTGCTGTGCTTGCATCTCAGATTGTAGTTGTTGTTCAGTCTTAATCAGACCTACTGTATCAATACCATGTCCTGTCGCGAGTCGTGCAACAAGGTCACCGAAATCAATACGCTGCAATGTCTCAGGGTTTGCCTGAGCTAATTGTACTAGGTCTTGGATATAAGTGCGTAGTTTATTTAAATCATTCCCACGGCCTAAAGCTTCTACACCTGTAACAATCACTGGCGTAACAGTGCCTTTTGGCAGCTTAGGAATCTTCTTACTAGCAGACATTCTATTCATCAATATATTGACTATAGGTAGCTGCATTTCTTGACTCAGTATTGAATAGACACCACCAAGGGCAGCTTCTAATTCTTGAGCCATAAAACGTATCTCTTCAGCAGTGACTCTATCAGCATTGCGCTGAATTGCTGTGTTTAAAAGAAACGCATAAGAAAGTCTATCTTCAATGCGCTGCACGGTTTCTAGTACAACTCGCATATCAGGATACTTTTCTGTTTGTAGAACTTTGACATCATTAGGGTCACCTAAGATGACATCACCGTTTTGTGATTTAGCTAGGTCAGTTCTTCGGACGCTGGCATTAGGGCGCACCATAAATACCAACTTAGCACTAGCAGCTGCGGAGCTAACTAATGCTTCCATCAATCCCTCAAGGGATTTTAAGTCTCCAAGATACTCTTCCACGAAAGAGCGACCATAGTCTTCACCGTCAAGGTGTACCATTCTTAGTGCTATCCAAGGTATTAAGTCTTTTTTGTAACGCCCCTCAGAGCCTGGGATTATCTGTCCCTCAACTTCTTGGTAGACACTATAAAAATCAGAGTTCTCTCTATAAATTTTTGTGTAAACTTTTAAATCTTTATCACTTGTATAATCAATACTGTCAATGCCTTCTGGCAATGCTTTAGGTGATACAGACTCTTCAACTATTGCTTCAAGCAAAGCACCTGAAGGGTCACGTTTTATAACGAAACTAGACATAGGATATACACGTAAGCCACCTTTTTTTGGTAGATGTATTAACACATTACCACTAACTATAAGGTGTTTTAATGCTTCAAAAACATTAACACGCAAAGCTCGGCTTTCTATTTCGCCCATTACCTCACGCTCAATGCCCGCTAATCCCTGTTCTATTTCAGCTCTAAGCTGTCCGTCGCCATCTAGTTCTTGCTTAGTTTTAGTGTCCATTGCAAGACGAAAGAAAGGTGAATTAGGTGGCAGTAATAATAACATTAGTTTAGAGGCTAAATTATTTACACCCCTAGCTCCAATGCTTTGAAAAGGCTGATACAAATCAGTGGATGCACTAAACCCTTCAGGAGTTATCAAAGCTGGCAGTGTTAATTCAGCACACTCTCTAGCTCTATCAAGATAAATCTCCCTGTCAGCTGCAAGTTTATTGTAACGATTGGCGCAGGAAGTTTCTTCTAACATAACTTATATCCTATGCGATGTTTAGTCCAGTGTTGCTGTTACCACCCATTCCTAAAGAGCTATAACCACTAGGGGTTCTTCCAGATACTTTAAGTTTGTCTAATCCCCTGTTAGCGGATTGACCAGCACTTTTAATTAATAAAGGTGAAGCCTCGTTTAACTGGTTTCCTTTTTGAGCGTTCAGTTGAGCAGCCTCGCTTTTACGCGCTTCTTCTCGCTCCATTCTAGCTCTTCGCTCTGCTTTTCTATTTTGGCTTGCTTGATAGCCCGCAGATGCTGCGGTTGTTCCTGCCATAATTAAAGCAGCTTGTAGTGTTGGTCCACACATTTTATTAATCCTCTGAGTTAGGGTCTTCTTCCCGTCTTTTTAACTCTAATAACCAACGCACAACTGACCTTTGACCAGCTTTAAACCAAACTTCTCTATCGGTCCACTGCAAAATAGCAGACTGTTCTGGAAAAACCAAGTCAAGACTTTCGATAAGTTGCATAACATTAACGGGTAAGCTTTCTATTTGTTTGTTCTTAGACATAATAGTCCTCTTATATGGTGGGTATTAATATTTTATACAACTTCACATGCACCGCCCACACAAGCTAACTCCTGAGAACCTGTTGTATTGTCTTCTTGTTCAAAATTATTTAGGTCCTTCCAGTTTATATCGGTAGGCATTGCCTCTTTTAACTCATTAAATTTTTCTTCATTAATGTTTTCATAAGGTGCTTGTTGATATACGTGGTCACTATAAGGAAGTAAACTAATACCACTAACCATATCAAAGTTAGTCCATAACCATTGGCATACCTCAAAAAATTCATCGTCCGTATAATAGACAGTAATGCTTGGTTTATGTTCACACCAATGGTCTTGGTATTTTTTCCATAATCTAAGTTGTTGTAATGCGTTGATATCATTAACTTTAATACTGTCTTTAGGTGATTTTATAGGAAAGCTAAAAACTAAACTTGATTCATTCATTACGTCTTGTTCAACAGGGAAACCCGTTGCTGACATATATTTAGCAAGGGGGTCTTTTTTATCCGAGCGCACTCTTCGGATGTAATAATTTGAAAAACGAGGATGAATACCAGAAGCACTATCAACAAGTTGCGAAACAGTCCCGCTTGGCTTAACACATGTAATTGCTGTTGACTGGCTAATGCCAAGTTTATAAGCCCATTTCTTATTAGTATTAACAGCCACATCTTTCATTTCCTCTAACCATTTATCTAAATCAGGCGAATCGTTACCAAGTAACCAATGGTCACATATACCTGTAAGGCTTACACCTAGTAACGCTTCTTCTTCTGTGTTTTTCTTCCATATATTTCTTAAGTAACGAAAGTCAGTAAGGGTGGCCTGTAAAGTTCCTATGATACTTGCTACTTCACATTTTTCTTTTAAAGTATCCAGTGTGTCTTCGGGACGTACAACTATTTCAGATAGATTGCAGAATTGATTGCTTCGTAAAATAATTTCAGAACATGGGTTAGTTCCAAAGTCACGCTCATGGTCACGCCTTCCATTTCTCTTGGCTAATTTTTGTGCAGCTACACGGCTGAAGATACCGCGCTCACCTGCCTTACTATCATACATGGTGTGCATCTCAGATAGGAATGACTCAAAGTCAGGCTTCTCAGTGTAAGCCACAGAGTTGTTAGCCAAAGCACGTTGTCCTTCATTTCTCCACCAGTCACCAGACTTAGCCTTAGCCATGCGAGGGTCAGATAAGTTAGACAAGCTAATTAAGGCTGAACGTCTAACGCCACCTACTACTACCACCTCAGCAATCTTACACACAATATCATGGCACTCGATGCTGGTTAGCCTACGGCCCTCTGCTTTTTTAAAGACTTCAACACAGAAAGTAAATAAATCAATTAAAGGTTGTGGTCCTGATGCCCTACCGCCAAATGTTTTAAGCCTTTCACCTGCTGCTCTAACTTTAGTGGTATCCCATTTAGGAATTTTACCTGCGTAAAGCATGGCTATAAGCTCACGAAAAGCTGATGCCCAGCCTATCTTAGAGTCAGACACAACAATTACTGTATCTGTTGGGTGAAAAGACTCAGCTACTATGGGAAGTTTATTTATAAAATTACGTTCCACTGAAAATCCTACGCCTGTGCCACACATTAATACATACATAAGTTCATCAAAACTGCGGGGAGAATCAATGTGAAGATAGCTGCAATTAAAACCAGCCACGTTATCTTTATCTAGTGCTTGTCCTGCTGTCATCAAACACCGCATACTAGGCATTACATCCATGTTGTGTATAGCAGTAAATAACTTTTTGCTTTCTTTTTTTGTAATCTGTTTTCTATTTAGCCAAAAATCTACATAGCGTTGTACGGTTTCTTCCCAAGTTTCTCTTCTTAATTTTTCAGGTAGCCAACGAGCATAGCGGCTTTTGTGTATAAATTCTTGGTACTGTTCCATTACAACTCCTTTTTTTCTAAATGTTTTTCCAAGTTAGCTAATGCTCTCCAAGCTACTTGCGCCCAATCCTTATCTATTATATGTCGCATCATTGCGTCTAGTTCATCACCAGATTTTTCTCTATCCCAGTGAAGCGTATCTTTTGTTTGCCCATGCTGAAGCCCGCCAGACAAAGAAACTTTAGATACTTCTGCTATAGCTCTAGGAAAGTAGTTAATAAAACCTGTGTAGATAGGTATATCCTTACGTTCTTCAGGGTTTACTGGAAGCTTAAAAGAAACAATAGGTTGATAAGTATTTAAGTTACTTTTCGTTTTAGAGTCTTTCCATTTTTTAGAGGGCGCTTTTGACGCATTTACACCTTCTATCCAACTCTTGCTTTGATTATAAAAATTTTGTAGCTTAGTAGTTTCTTTTACGGATTCCATAATATTACTTCCTGTTTTTCTTCGTTATAATCTGATGCTCTGAGTATTCTGGCTACCCTAGCCTGAACCAAAGCATCTTGCTCTGTTTGTCCTGCTTTTTTATAAGCATTTACTACAGTATCCCATGTAGGTTTTTTCAAAAGAGCCTTAGCCCTTTTATCTCCAACACCTTTTAATCCTGGGTAACCGTCAGTATTATCTCCAACTAAAGTTTGATACAAATGAAAATAATCAGCATCTTCTTTTGTAATCTTTTCTAGGGCTGCACTTCTCCACAATAAACAAGGTATTGTTTTCATATCTTTATCTTCTGATACTATAACAGTTTCACCTTCAATGCTTTCGTTAGTAGCAAGAATGCCCATAACATCATCACCCTCAAGAGAGGGAATACTAATACTATTATATTTAGATTCAATCCAAGTTTTAACGGCTTTATAACAAACAGGCTTACGTTTTCCTTTACGATTAGATTTGTAGGTAGGAAGTATTTTTTTCCTAAAGTTATCCTTGTCACTGAAACAGAAAATTAAATCATCAGCTTCTGTCATTTCTACTAAGTGTTCAATGTATTGTAGGATTAACTGCTTTGCTTCTTTAGCATCAGACCAAAGCGACCAAACATCATCGCCCCAATTTACTTCTCTTTCAACAGTGGTTGAATATCTGTAAACTACTATATCACCGTCAATCAATAGTGTTCTTTTCATCTGTCACCTCATTGGCTAGTTGTTTATAAACCTTTAACGTGTCAGTGGAAAACAATTTAGAAAGGTTTACTAGATACATTTTTGATGCTCGATTATCGCCACCCCTTACAATGTTATGCGTGTCTAGTTTTTTAACTATCTTTCTTAAGTTTTCTGTTTCAAATATTAACGTACAATATACGTCATCACCAACAGCTAAGTTATGAAACCAATAGTCAGCTTCAGTTGCATTGATGCCTGAAGGTTTGCCGTAAGATTCAAACTCAATAGCAATATTGCCTGTCTCTGTCCACATTCCTCTTTCTGTTTTTACTTCTATTTTTTTGTTTTCTAAAATAGCAAGGACTTTATCTTCGTGCATAGTGCCGTAAGCTAAATCTAAATCAAACTTCTTTCTATCTTTCTTAGTGGGTTTCAGCCCATGAGTTTCCAATGTTGTATTCCCCGTCAAGTTTACACCTGATGTTGAAGTATGCTCCTGCTCGTTTGATGCAGTCAACTGCGAGTTCTCCGATTTCATTAGCCATACCTTCCTCTGTTTCTAATTGTATTTCATCATGCACCCAAGCAACTTGCTTACATGCACCCTGTAAACCCCTATCATTCAAAGCTTTGTCAAACTCAACCATCCATTGCTTACATATCAATGCACCTGCTGATTGAAGTAACACATTTAGAGCAGCATGTGGTGACCTGACGTTTAATTTTCTACCATCTAGTCCTACCAAATATCCTCTCTCTGCTGCTTTCTGTACTGCATCAATCAGCTTTGCCAGTGCAGGTATCTTAGCTAAAAACCTCTTTCTCAACTTAGCACCATGCCCAGCGCCTTTACCTACAATCTCACCCAGCTTTCCTACGCCTGCTCCATAGAGAAAACCATAGATAAAAGTCTTAGCTTGAGAGCGTGTATCTAAACCCGCTGCTTTTTGATTTGTTGTGTGTATATCACCGTTAACTACAGTGTCACCATAAGCTCCACCATCATACTTAGCCATGTAGTGAGCCAAGCATCTAAGCTCTAGGCCAGACACATCAACACCTACTAGCTTCTTGCCTCTGGGTACTGTGAACAGTTCACGACACTCCTTCCCATAGGGCGCACTGCAGGATGGAACTTGTGCTACATTCGGATAAGCATGTGTTGCTCTGCCTGTTACTGCACCATTTGTATTGCAGCTCCCGTGTATACGACCGTTTCGTTCTACTTTAAGCCACGCCTGCGCTCCATCACCAAGTTGTCCTAAGCGTTTTATAATCGTGTAGTATTCAACCAAAAGTTTTGCCTCTGGATAAGGCAGGGTAGAAAGAGTTTTTTCATCAACTTTAGGCTTACCATCGTTAGTGAAATGTTTTGGCTTCCAGCCACGTAGAGTCTTAAGCCTGTTAGCTACATGGTAACGACTACCTGGGTTAAACTGTATGGTTTTAATTTTGTAGGTGGGTACGTTTTTTATATATCCCCTAGTTTTGTTGTTAACTTTAGGT